ATGTAGAACCAATCAAAGAAGAAACTAAAACAGAACAACTGTCTGTTGTTTTGGAATCTGCTGATCCAGTAGAAACAGATACGGCATATGCACGTGAGAACATTCGTAATTTGATTGATACTGGTAGTAAAGCAATGACAGACTTAGCATCTGTTGCTAATCAATCAGAATCACCACGTGCATACGAAGTCTTGGCTACGATGATGAAAAATCTATCCGAGATGAACAAAGATTTGCTGGCACTTCAGAAGGCAAAAAGAGAACTTGCACCCCAATCTGAGGCCTCAAAAGGAGTCAACATAGATAAAGCAGTCTTTGTTGGCTCCACAACCGAACTTTTAAAAATGATTAAATCAAATAAATAATACCATGGAACAATTAATAGAACAAATGAAAATCATTCTTGGTACAAACTTCGGTTTGTACTTCAAAGCACATTCCTATCATTGGAATGTAGAGGGCCCAGACTTTGCTCAATATCACGGATTCTTAGGTAATTTCTACGATTCAGTATTTGATCAGACAGATTCTATTGCTGAACATATTCGTGCGTTAGGTTCTTATGCACCTACATCATTAGATAGAATGATTGAATTATCTAAGATCAATGTATCAAACGCTATACCTTCTGGCGTAGCAATGATGGGCGAACTTGCTGCTGATAATACAGTATACATGTTAGAACTACGTGCTGGTATTGCACTTGCCGATGCTGCTGATGAACCAGCAGTTGGTAATTTCTTGCAAGATATACTTGACGCACATCAAAAACATGGTTGGATGTTGAGAAGTTTTACACGATAAAATGGATGACGGATATCTTGGTAATGCACGACTTAAAAGAGTTGGTGTTGAATTATCCTTAACTGAAGATCAAGTAAAAGAGTATGTAAAGTGTGCTGAAGATCCAGTATACTTTATTCGTACTTATGTAAAAATTGTAAACGTTGACAAAGGTTTGGTTCCATTTGATATGTGGAATTTTCAAGAGAACATGGTCAATGAGTTTCACAACAATCGTTTTACCATATGTAAAATGCCACGACAGGTTGGTAAAACAACCACTACTGTAGGTTACATGTTATGGTGTGCTTTGTTCAATGAAGAGTTTGTAATTGGTATTCTAGCAAACAAACTTCAACTGGCGCAAGACATTTTAGCAAAGATTCAAAAAGCATACGAATATCTTCCACACTGGTTGCAGCAAGGTATTATCAACTGGAACAAACGTTCTTTAGAACTGGAAAACGGTTCAAAGATTTATGCTTACGCTACGTCAGCAGCGGGTGTTCGAGGTGGTACATACAATCTAATCTTTCTTGATGAGTTCGCCTTCGTTCCACACAACATGGCGGTGGACTTCTTTACGTCTACCTATCCTGTTATCTCATCTGGTAAGACATCAAAAGTAATTATTGTTTCTACTCCGAACGGTCTGAATCTGTTCTACAAAATGTGGATGGATGCACAAGAAGGTCGTTCTCTTTATAAAACACTTGAAGTGCATTGGTCACAAGTACCGGGTCGTGATGCAAAGTGGAAAGAAGAAACAATACGAAATACATCTGAAGAACAATTTAGACAAGAGTTTGAAACTGAGTTTATTGGTTCTTCGGCAACGCTTATCTCTGGTGCTAAACTACGTTCATTAGCATTCCACGATCCAATGCGTATCGAAGATGATGGTAATTTATTTGTATACGAAGATCCACGTCCAGGGCGAATATACATTTGTACTGTAGACTGTGCTGAAGGTGTTGGTTTAGACTATCATACTATTAATGTAATTGATGCTACAGAAGCACCTTATAAACAAGTTGCACGATACCGTAGTAACAAGTTACCTTTATTGTTTTTACCCACTATAATCTATGCATTAGCAAATCGTTATAATCAAGGCTATGTTTTGATTGAAACAAACAACGTAGGTCAACAAGTAGTAGATATTTTACATTATGATTTAGAATATGAAAACATCTATAAACTAGAACATCATCACATTAAAGGTCAAAGTATTTCTGCGGGCTTTAAACGTTCAGTGTCTTTTGGGGTCAAGACAACAAAATCAGTCAAAAAGATTGGATGTGCCAATCTAAAAACCTTAATTGAAAACGACAAACTTATTATCAATGACTTTGATACTATAGCAGAACTGAATACTTTTGTGCGAAAAAAAGACAGCTATGCAGCAGAAGAGGGTAACAACGACGATATTGTTATGGGTATGGTGCTTTATGCATGGTTGACAGCACAGACATTCTTCAAAGATGAAACAAGAATTGACATTCGTAAAATACTATTAGAAGAACAACAGATGTTGGGTGAGGAAAGTATGCTTCCGTTTGGGTTTATTGAGGACGGTTTGCAGAGAGAAATGGAAGTAGAGGACGGGGTAATGTGGGAACCCCCAGCGGGCTATTTATCTTCAAGTTTGTAAAAAACTAAATAGACAATAAAAAGAATATTGACCCAACAATAAGAGGAGAAATCCAATGGCATTTCAATTATCACCTGGAGTGAATGTATCAGAGATTGATCTGACTACAGTTATTCCTTCAGTTGCCACTTCTACTGGCGCATTTGTAGGACCTTTTGCTTGGGGACCATGTGGTGAAATCACAACTATTTCCGATGAAGTTCGTTTAGTAAACTCTTTCGGCAAACCAGATAGCACAAATTATGAGTATTGGTTCTCTGCTGCAAACTTCCTAGCATATGGAAACAATCTAAAAGTCGTTCGTGCTACACCATCAGGTGGTTTGAATGCTTCTGCTAACGGTACTGGTGTTCTGATTAAGAACAAAGATGACTGGACAGGCAATCAACAAAGCAATGCAGATGGAGCATACGGCAGCTGGTCAGCACGTTATCCTGGTGCATTAGGTAACTCACTAAAAGTTTCTATTGCTGATGGTGGTTCATACGCAGCATGGACATACAAAGGTAACTTTACAGCAACACCAAACACATCAACTTATGTTGCAAACAAAGGTGGTGCTAATGATGAAGTTCACATCGTTGTTATCGATGAAGATGGTCTATTCTCAGGTACACAAGGTACAGTTTTAGAAAAATTTGCTTTTGCATCTAAAGCATCAGATGGTAAAGATGATAGCGGTAACAGTAACTACTATAAAAACGTTATTGCATCACAATCACAATACATCAACTGGATGTCTCATCCAGCTACAGCAAACATGGGTACTGGTACTTCATGGGGTTCAACTGCTAATGCATCAGCATTCAAAACATTGACAACAGCACAATCAGCATCTCTTGCCGCTGGTGCAGATGGTACAGTTGGTACATCACAACTATCTACAGGTTGGGATTTCTTCAACAATGCTGAAACAGTTGATGTTTCATTACTGGTTACTGGTTCAGGTAACAGCACAATGGCAACATATGTTATCAGCAACATTGCAGAAACACGTAAAGACTGTGTAGCATTTGTTTCACCACCTTCATCAAATGTGGTTAACAATCCAGGTAGTGAAGTATCTGCAATCACAACATTCCGTAATGGTCTAACATCATCTTCATATGCTGTACTAGACTCTGGTTACAAATATCAGTACGACAAATACTCAGATGTTTACCGTTGGGTACCATTGAATGGTGATATTGCTGGTCTATGTGTACGTACAGATAACGAACGTGATCCATGGTTCTCACCTGGTGGTTTAAATCGTGGCGTAATCAAGAACGTTGTAAAACTTTCTTGGAATCCAACTAAGACAAATCGTGACGATCTATATAACATCGGTGTAAATCCAGTTGTGTCGTTCCCAGGTCAAGGCACAGTTCTGTTTGGTGACAAGACATTACTTTCTAAACCAAGTGCATTTGATCGTATCAATGTTCGCCGTCTGTTTATCGTACTAGAAAAAGCAATTGCACGTGCAGCACGTTACTCATTGTTTGAATTCAATGATCAATTTACACGTGCGCAATTTGTAGCATTAGTTGAGCCATTCCTGCGTGATGTACAAGGTCGTCGTGGTATCACAGACTTCCGTGTTGTGTGCGACGATACAAACAATACATCACAAGTGATTGACAGTAATCAGTTTGTTGGTGACATTTACATCAAACCTGCTCGTTCTATCAACTTCATTCAGTTGAACTTTGTTGCGGTACGTACAGGTGTAAGCTTCAATGAAGTTGTTGGTGCAGCCTAATTAAAAGAGAGACAGGAGAATAATAAATGGCATTTAACGTAAATCAGTTCCGTTCACAATTACAAGGTGACGGTGCCCGCCCAAATCTATTTGAGGTAAGTATGCCGTTTCCTGCGTTCTCAGCACCAGGAAACGCACAAACTAAATTGACGTTCATGTGTAAGACAGCACAGTTACCAGGTTCTACAATCAACATGGTTCCTATGCAATACTTTGGACGTGAATTAAAGTTTGCAGGTAATCGTACATTTGCTGACTGGACAGTAACAATTATCAACGACGAAGATTTTGTTGTACGTAACGCATTTGAACGTTGGATGAATGGTATCAACAGCCATAATCTAAACGTTCGTAATCCAGTTGCAGGTACACCTCTTGGTTACACAGTTGATGGTGAAGTTACTCAGTATGGTAAAGCAGGCAATACACTTAAAAAATATAAATTTGTTGGTCTATTCCCAACTGACATCACACCTATTGATGTTGATTGGGGTTCAAATGACGCTATTGAAGAGTTTTCTGTAACGCTTACCTATCAATGGTGGGAAGCAGTTGCAGATGGTGTGGTCTAAGAGTAAGGGTGTTATACCCTTACTTTTACTTTAGAATGGATATTTAATGGCAATCAAACTTTTCGGCTTTACAATAGGCGCAAAGGATGTCGTTCAGAAAGAAAATCCTGAACAGGCATCCTTCACGCTTCCTTCTTCTGCGCAATTAGATGATGGTGCAGTTACCATTACGCAAAATGCGTACTATGGTACATATGTTGATTTAGAAGGTTCGGTACGTAATGAGATCGAACTTATCACACGATATCGTGAGATGTCAAATCATCCAGAGTGTGAGATGGCAATCAATGAGATTGTTAATGAAGCTATCACACACGATGAGGCTGGTAAAGTTTGTGATATTGTTTTAGATAATCTAAAGCAACCAGAAACAATCAAGAAAAAAATTATCGAAGAGTTCAACAATGTTCAAAAGATGTTGAACTTTAATAACCTTGCGGATGATTTATTCAAGCGTTGGTATGTTGATGGTCGTATTTTTTACCATGTAGTTGTCAACGAAGATAATCCTAAAGAAGGTATCAAAGAGTTACGTTACATAGATCCACGTAAGATTCGTAAAGTCCGTGAGATTAAAAAAGAACGTGACCCAAAAACTGGTGCAATGATTATTGCATCAACTGCTGAATACTACGTGTTCAATGACCGTGGTACTACAACTCAAACATTTACATCAAATGTAACTCAAGGTCTCCGTATTGCACCAGATTCAATTATCAATGTGAACTCTGGTT